TCCACGAGAGTTGACAGTATCTTCATTGAAAGTCAAAGTGATGAAGCAATTATTCTCAAAGAGAGAGCTTTCATGGATGCAACGAATCGCCCAAGACTTCGAGCGATCCATCCGGCAGCCGGAACAATTAGAGCAAGGGAGAAGGAGAGTTTCAAAAGGGCAGTCAGACACATCAGAATGGTTGAAACAAATCACAGATTTGCCATTATCGGTTTTTTTATTGATTGCCCGGTAGGCTTTGATTGGGTGATAGCACGTCATACAAAAGCCTCCGAAATATTATCCGAAGGGGGCCGCCCCTCCATCCAAAAATAGGTCAGCCCTCATCTGCATGCGCAGGGCCGACGCGATTTTAGGCCGAAGGGGCTACAGCCCTCTTCTCTGTTTGTTAGAGTCGATAGCCGCCACGCATAGGGCGAGAACGCGAGTTTCTCCGATTACTGCCACTTGTGCGTTTGAACAATTTACGGCTTCGACTGCGTTTCATACGTTTCCGTCTCATTGCGATTCCCTCATTAATTTAAATAGTTCTTCAGTTTCAGACATGTTAAGGCCAGTAGTTGCACCCTTACGCTGCAGCTGCTCTATCTTTCGATTTCGCCAATTAGGGTAGATACCTGGCGTACTGGACTTGCTCCCAGGTAACTTGATCGGCTTGCCAGTAGGGCGCACCATACTGGCGCCCTGGCGGGCCTTCGCCTTAGTGAAAAAGTTCTTGATACCAGACCAGATACCTTTTCCACTATTAGCAAGTCCTCCAACCAAAGCAGCAGCCTCATTGCCGGCACCGGTTTGGTTATTAAGCCTTGAAGCATCAGTGAAATCCCTCATCCATTTAGGAAGATTGTTGTAAAACTCCAACATATTGCGATCCAGAGTAGCCGAGACATTCGCTCTGGCCGTATTGGCTTGCTGCAAAGCAGAGGAAGCACCACGAGAGATACCCGCAGAGAGATCGGGGAGAGATGGTGCAGAACCGGTCGGCGTTGACGCGCCTTTACCACCGGCAGACAGAATAGGGTTAAGCCCAGCCGCACGAAGGTCGGCAACCTCTCGTTGGTGGGCAGTGTTAGACATCCGCTCTTGAAATTTACGATTGAAAGTCGCCTCATCAGATGCCTGTTTGGCCGTAAAGGCAGAAGCACCGAGGCCCCCCAATGGGGACCCCACGGCAGAATTCACAGTACCAAGTACGTCTTTGAGAAATCCCATGTTTGTCATCCTTTTAACAAACAAACGTTAAATGACTAGAAATGATCGACCAGGCCAGGCACGCTGTAAACAGGCATAGGCCTGGTGGCGGAAATATCGAAATACGAATCGAATGTAAAAGTTGGTTCGTCAACCACAGCCACCACACGCTCAATCGGCATATTCTCTTCAATGAAATCTTTACCGAGAACAGGCAGCTCTGCGAAGTCTTGACTCAGATGCCAAACGTCCAGAGACTCAGGATCAACAGAACGCATTTTGCCGGTAATCATCGAAGGGAAGTACCGGTACTCAGCCCAGCGTTCTTGATAGCCGAACACGTCGAGATCCTCAGCAGTATTTTGAGCATAGATTTCTTGGTTAAGCACGGCCTGTTCACCCAAGTGGGACAACGCAGGCCAGAAGAAATCATATTTAGTGGACCGACTCCACAGTTTATTCAGAGCAGTTTGATAAGTGATATCGGCGCGAATTTGCACGAAACCAAAAACATAACCATGTTCCACGAATGACTTGGAGAATCCGACTCCGGATTGGGCGTGATAACCAACAGCACCGAGAGTACCGAGAGGCGTACCAGTTTCCAAGGACTGAGTAGTTTGAGCCACAGGAGTAACCTGGATAGAACGTGAACCACCGCCAAGATACTCGGGCCGCTGCAACCGGGAATCCGGACTATTCACGAGAAAATGACTCTTGATAATCTCAGTGTAACGAGTACCACTCCTGGCGTCACGCTCGAGCAGCTTTTGAAGTTGGAAAGTTTCACGCAGGGAATTAATAGTGGGACCAACAGCGGAGGTCAAATCGGCATACATACCAGAAGCAGCAGCAGCCTCCGTCAAACCGATACCAACATTATTGGTAGGTTGAGCAGCACTGGTCCCTCCAGTACCGATCGCAGTATTCCAGTAACTTGTATCAGCATAGAACCCAGTGGAGTTGGTAGCCAAACCGTACCCATTCTCGCCATCCGTAGTGAAGTTAATAGTCTTGCCATTACCAATGACAGGGGCCGAAGTCCCGAGGGGCAATTCAACACCTGGGCCCTTCTGCGGCCAGGGAAGGCAAGACGTGAAATAGTCGTGGCGTTTACCACGTTTCAGCAAATTGTAGGTGGTGATATCATCAGGCCCTTCATCATGTTCAACACGAACACTATCAACGAAGTTCTGATCTCGGAACCACTCGTCATAGATCAAATTGTATCCACGGAAAGGAAGAGCATTAACAGTAAGACCGGGAACCCCGGTAGGAAGGCCGAAATAATCGGCCAGGGAACCAATGGCAAACCCATTGGTAATATCGGCCTGAACCGTAGGCACAACAAAATCGGTGGAATCACCGGGGTTTTGTTGCTCGCCCATGAATTTCTGGAAATCATCCCATACGAGCCGATTCGGCACGAAGAAGAAAAAGAAATCCATGAACATGTTATCCATGATGGGAACTATCGGGGTGTTCAACCTGGCGATACTCGAAAGCTTTACATTGAAGGTATCCCCAGGAAGAACCTCGTCCAGGTATATCGGATAAATCAGGTCAGGATCTAGGGTCGTTTTGTACCCATGAGATCGTTTGAAGGTAGAACGTTGAATATTCGCGGTCGGTATCCGCGAAAATTGATGGCTCATTACAGACTTTTGTCTATGTCTTGAGAATGGCATTTCAGGCCCTTTCGATAGTTTGGTGTCAGTCCGCACAGTTAATATCAAGTAGGTGAACTGTGACCGGCCTTACTCGGGCTTCGCCGAGTCAGGTCCGGGAGCCGCTACAAGCGGCGTAGGAGCCTCTGTAAGAGGCGTTGAGGCAGGAGGGGTATCAGGTATAGGCATGGGACACAAACCCAGCTCCTGAGCCTCTGAGAGATTCTGAGGGTCATCCAGGAATGACAGCAATTGACCAGGATCGTTGTTGAACCTGGTACGCAGATGAGCAGGAAGACGAGCAAAGTCGGTTTCTGCCTCAATAATGCGGTTTTTCATGGTATGGAAGTCGGCCGCGTCGGTAAAGTCTCCATATTGACCTTCCGAAGCTCCAGATTCGAGGAAACCCGTTACACGGTATTTCTTCATAATCGAATTGATATCCACCTCGCTTTTGTGGTGTTTTTCAACCACAGATTCAGGGTCGGTAACGTAGGACACACGGCGGGTTCCATTTTTACGCTTCTCGATAATGGTTTTCACGGTTTTTCCTTTCAAATGAAAAGAGGGAGCCACGTACAGAACGCAGCCCCCAAGGGTTAGAATAAGCAGGATGGGAAAGAATCTCATCACGCTTGAACGCCTACCAGATCGGCAAAGTCAATGACATGAGACTTCTTTTCATGGCACTCAATTACGCCAGTAGAATCATCATACGTACCAATTTCCCATAATTGGAAATCATCCGGATGGTTGCCATAAGGGCTTTCATGTTGCTTGGCCAGGTCGCTAAATGCACGACAGGCAACACCGGAGTTGTGCAGACAGATAGGTTGTTGGTACAGCTTCGCTTTTGTGTCATATACAGCATAAATCTTCGTCACCATTTTCATACGTCCTTACTAACCTAGTTAATTTTGAATGCAACACCTTCTCACGAACGCGAAGGCGAGCTGGAGTATTATCATCAGAATTCAGAATGGAATCCAGCTTTCTTTTGTTCTTCACTTTCAGAAACTCCTCTGGATGGCTTAATTCGAACATATTATCGTAAAATCGAGGGGCTTTGAATGATTTTCCCCCAGAGGTTACATAGTCTTTCGGATAAACAGAAGAAGGGTTTTGTTTGAACCAGGCCGCGGCGATCCCTGGCCGACGAGACATAGTCGTGTATTCCGGTTGAAGTTGGTACTCTTCCCCGGTCTGTAGGTCGTACCGTTTGTAATAATCGTCCGCGAGCTTCCCGTTCATTTTCTTCAGGATATAGCGAGCGACGTAAGCAGCAGAATCGACAGTGACATGTCCGATCATTGAATATCCGAAGGGCCATAGTTTCTCCAATTCCGCAGAGCGGTAATAATGATTCGTTCCCCGACTTTCGAGCAGTACCTTGTCAGGGAAATCAAAGTTAAATATACAAGCGTGGTGATGAGGCCTAGAATGTTTAGACCCATACTCACCACAATGAAAATACCGAATAGGATAGTGATGATCGATGGAGTCGAGCTGATCGGAGGTGAGAACATAGCCAGTACCTTTCGAGACAGGTTGCAAACCAACGAAACGCTTAC